TGTGGTTATCTAAAACAACGTATTGGAATTCTTCACCTCCTACTAGTGTCTTTAATTTTGTTCCTCTTGGAAGTGTCAGAGTTGTTGGTATTGTACCAGATTCTCCTGCAACATTTACCGCAATCGTTACCGTTGCGCGTGGAGCTAAGATTGATCTTGGTATGTATCCTAATAGCTTTGCTCGTGTTACGACATTACCTCTTATTTGTGCAGAATCTAAAAATGCTTCGTTTAAAGCAAAGTGTGCATTCATTGCATTGTAATGTGTATTATATGCTAGAACATCTAGTAATACACTCATACCTGAACCATCGAAATCATAATCGTTAAATTCAGTTTGTGTTTTTAAAAATGCTTTTAGATTGTCTTTTATATCATCAAAATCTAATTCTGTAACTTTTAAATTTGTAGCCATTATCGTAACCTTCTTAATACTATTTCGACCTGATCGTCAGTGTCGAATTCTTTTATTCTCATTTTAACTAAAACTCGATAAGCATTTTGGTCTGCTAAATCTTTTATATCAATATCTTGGACTTCTACTCTCGGTTCATGATTCTTTAATACATCAAATATGCTTTCTCTTAATGCGATCTTGGTAAGAGCATCTGCAGGTTCAAATAGTAAACCTCTTAAATTTGCACCAAGAAAAGGTTGAAAAGGTCTTTCATTTGCATTTGTAACTAAAAGATTCTTAACAGCATTCTTTATTGCATTATCATCTTTTAACACGTTTAAATCCTTTCGAATAGGATGTATAGCTAATTTAAGATCTAAATCTCTATGGCCTTTTCGGCGTGATACAATTTTAGCCTTTGTTAAATTTGCTGATATACTTTTATCTGATTGTATTAATGTTGAAGCCATGTCTTTATTTATACGAATTAATTAGGAGAACCGGTATTTCCTCCTGAATCTCCTGGATGTGTATGTGTTGCTAATGTTGCACCATTATCTGTTATTGTTCCTGTAGCTGTAATATTTCCGGTGACTGCTACATTACCATCTATATTTACTACATCATCCACTGCGTTTATTGTAACACTACCTTCATCTGATATATCAATCCTAGTACCTGAATCATGTAATAAACTAATTGTATTTAGTTTTGGGTTTAAAGTTAATATATGAGTCTTATTTTCTCCTGTACTTTGGAGTTGGGTTATTCCATCTTTATCTATATTTAACGTAGAAGTATTTGTACCGTGTTGAATATTAATTCTTTCTGCATCTACTGTGTTATCTAATTCTACTAGATGGCCTGAAACAGTTTTTGTTACTTGGTTTGCATTTAAATCGTCTACCTCTATTGGAACATCTGATGTTTCTTCTTTATTTCCGTATGTGCCTTGAAATCCTAAAGAAGTATCTATTTTCTCTTCTGTAAAAGACATAATACTTCCTAGTATAATAGGATCTTGTGCACTTGGTCCATCACGAAAGAATCCAACTACCCAAGAACCTGATAACAATTGATGATTTTGTCCTATACCTTCTACACTTGGAGAAGTACTCGGCATCATAACTGTAGCAAAAGGAAGATCTTCTACTTTAACCTCAGCTAAATCATCTGTGTGATAACCAAAGCAACGTACTTTAACTCTATTTAGTTTTTTAGGATCGTTAGTATCTTCAACAACTCCTATAAACCAATCGAATTGTCCACCTACAAATTGATCGTCTTGTCTATACACCTAACTTTCTCCCAACAGAATCCTTTTGTACTTTTAAACTCATTGTATATTTGTCTGGTCCTAAACTGTGTATTAATCCTGTAACTAAATATTCGTCACCTAAGTATTTATCTAACGGAACTGTAGGGTCGTCAAACTCTTTTAGGTCTACAGCTTTTATAAATTCTAATTTAATTTTCTTTCCTACTGTTAAATTAAAGTCACCAGGTAATGAAAAATTGTGAGTCATAAAATTCATTGTACTTAAATGTCCTTGACCTTTTAACATAGTTACGTGATTTGGTTCATGGTAGTTAACATGGTCTGGATAAGATTCTGTATTACGAGATAAGAAATAATGTTTACCTTCTTTTAAATCAACTAATTTTTTATCTAGTATTTTTGTGTGGTCACTGAATGGTTTGTTTTTATTTAGTTTTTTTGGATTAGAACTATCATAATTGTAAAAATGTTTTTTATATCCTTTCGTAGCTATATCTAATGAATGTAAAGTAGATGCATAAGAACCATTTGACATACCTTCTAATTTAGACATTCCTAATTCTGATCCAAGTGATGTTATTCTTCGTGCTTGTTCATCGTAACCTTCTTTCGATCCCATTTCATATTCGAAGTAAGGTTTAAATTCATAAGTCTTATAGCTATCTTCTTCAATTAAATTTTCAAAAGAATTAAATTGTATTCCATCTTGAGTAGTTTCATAAAAATAAAATGGAGTTCCATTATCATAAGAATTTCTTAATAACCAATTAATACATTGCATCGGTCTTAACGTAGGATATATTCCTTTTACAATTTCTTGGGTGTCTGTATTAATATCTAATTTTTCTATATTTAAATCATTACTACAAATATCTTTTACTAATTTACCGATTGATCCCTGAAAGCTTCTTCTTAATGCTTTAGTTTGATTATGAAATAAATGTTCAGAAACACATCTTAATTTATAATATTGTTTTCCAGGCTCTTGTCTGACATAATCATATACCTCTGCAATACGTAAATTTAAATCAAACTTTTCTTTTGAATCTTTGTCTTCACCACCAGCTTGTCTTTGTATTCTTAAGTTTATTTTCTCATGACCATTTAATTGTGTAAATTCTAATAAGTTAGTAGAGTCTAAACAAAAAAGAATTACTTCCAAAAATGGTTTGTTTATATCTTCGTATATTTGTATTTGTTGGAATAAGTTTCTTATATCTACTTCAAATTCAGAATTCTTATATTTTAAAGTTGCACTAACAACATTAAACGCTTCTGGATTAACAGAAACATCTCCAATCAATCTTGATGTTCTAGGCATTTAATATAGTCTCAAACTCATCCGCGAATCGGTCAATATAACTTGGTGATATGACTCTAATTCTAGATCTTTCATCATTAATTTCTTCTACAACTGAACGATTAGTTTTATAAGATACATCGCTTGTTGGAACTCCGCCAGTAATATAGGCTGCATTTGTTACTACTTGTTCTCCAGTATCACCTTGTAAGTACCAGTGGTGTGGTGCATCTGCATATTTGTATGCTTGGTATGAGTCAACAAAATGTCCTGATGTAGAACCAGTTATTCTTTCTGTTAAGTTTGTTGGTACAACAGTTGGATCACCTAAGAATGCACCAGTTACATTTTGAACTATAATTTGATTTAAGTCTAAATCTTTTTTAACCAATGTACCTGTAGCTCCAGATGTTCCACCAGTAATAGTTTCTCCTAATTGGAATGTTCCAGTAGTTGATCCAGGTGTTGTTCCAGCTAATGAATTTTTATGTTCTGTAATTATTAAATCACTATTTCTAACTATAACTGGATTTGTTGTAATAGCATATCCTTCGTATTCTCTTTCAATATATGTAAATAAATCTTCTTGTGACATTGGCCAAGTTTGTAATCCATCATGTAAAGCTTCGTTTACAACAAAGAATGTCCAATAATAATTTTGGTTTCCATATAACTTTCTAGAAATTATATCTGGTCTTTCCCCATTTTTTATTTCATAGTAAGTATAAGCTGTAGTAGTATCGATAAAATTTTGTAATGGTCTAACACTTCTAAATATGTTTACCATATTATTAATAACACCTTCACGGTTAAAATCATATTCTACTTTTGGAAATTGATTAAAGAATGCCATGATTATGCTCCTTGAGATCCTGGTCGACTATAATCATAGTTTGGATCGTTAGATGATTGACTCTTTTTATATACATCGTGACGAGTAAGCATTCTAACTTCACTAAAGTTTAGTGTTAAACCAACTGCAGTCGGTTGACCGTCGATAAAGAATGCATTACTATCTGGATTAAATGTTGTTTCAACCCCAGCTAAATAACACTCATGAATCATTGGCATGTATATATTTTCTTTTTCACCAATAAAGAATTGGATTTTAAATTTAGGTGGATATACTAAAGATATTTTTCCTGTTTTTTCAGGATACATATATTTTCGAAAGAAGTTTTCAATACGTCTAGAATCTTCTGCTTCTTCTTTTGATTCTGGTACTAATGTAAATGCAAAAGAAAATGTTCTTAAATTAACACCATCAAATGCTAATGATGTTTGTGGATTAAAAGCAACACCTGCTTGCATTGCTGCTACACCAACTTGTCCTGAATCAGCACCAAGGCCTTCAATAATTCCTAAACCTATAACTGTATTATCAGCTGGAGTAAATCCAGCTTGAGCTTTACTTTTATCTTGTACATTTTTAACAACGTCTTGAGCTGCGTTAATGGTACCTATATTGATTCCATTAAAATTAGCTCCATCTGATACTTGAAACCCAGCCGGGGTATATAAGTGTATTCTTTCTGCTTCTCCACCTATATCTTTTGCTTGAGCTCCTGTCAGTGAAAAACAGATATGTGGCATCTTTTCATCAGCTTTTAATCTTAAACTTCTTGGAAATGCAATGATCTTAGATTTTGGTTGTTCTTCTTTATTTATTTCTGCCATGTTTTATCCGTATAAATAGTATTAATAATTAATTGTTTATAGGTTTATTTATATGAGTTACAAAGGTAGATACACGATAAAATGCCCAGAAAAATATGCTGGCGATGCTAAGAAGGTAGTATACCGTTCTTTATGGGAAAGACAAGCGTTTAGATGGTGTGAAAATAATAAAAATATTAAATTATGGAACAGTGAAGAGATAGTTATTCCATACAAATATGAAGTAGATAAGAAATTACATAGGTATTATGTTGATTTATTAATCCAAATGAAGAATGGAGATACGTATTTAATCGAAATTAAACCTAAAAAAGAAACAATTCCACCAAAAAAACCGAAAAGAAAGTCCAAAAAGTATACCAACGAGGTATTAACCTATGTTAAAAATACGAATAAATGGTCAGCAGCTTCGGACTTTGCTGATTCTAAGGGCTGGAAATTCCAGGTTTGGACAGAAGAAACTTTAAAGAATTTAGGCATCAAACTACTGAAGAGTTAGCATAAATAGATATATGGCAAGTTTATTCGATACATTATCATCTCAAGCATTTCGTGCAGGGATTACAACACGTACAGACCAAAGTAAAAAGTGGTTTCAAAAGCAAGTCAGAGAACTTGGTACTGTTAATAGAACAACTCTTTTAAAAGACGATGCATTAGATAAGGTTAGTAGAACTCTTGCTGGAAATATGTACATGTATTTTTATGATCCAAAGTTTAAAGAAGAACTACCTTACTATGATAGATTCCCTTTAACTATAATGTTAGAACCAGCAAAGGGTGGATTCTATGGATTAAATTTACATTATTTAAATTACAAAACACGAGCTATCTTTTTAGATGAGCTTATGGCAACAGCACCAGCTAAGATAACAGATAAGAGTAGAATAAGAGCAAGATACAAATTATTAAAAGGTACAAGAAAATTTAAAGAGTTTAAACCTTGTTTTAAACATTATTTAAGTCAGCATGTAGCTTCTCGTATATCGAGAGTACCAATGTCAGATTGGGAAATAGCTATTTTCTTACCGACAGAACAATTTAAGAAAAAAGGTAAAGTGGCCGTTTGGGCAGAGTCAGCTAAAATTGCTAGGGGAACTTAATGAGTATAGATACTTTAAAATCAGTAATAGGTAAGAAAGGTGGTTTAGCTCCAGCAAATAGATTTAATGTCATCTTTGCACCACCCGCAGTTTCTTTACTTAATTTAAATCCAGAGAACATTGTTGGTTCAATTGTTTCTGGTGGATTTAGCATAGCAAATTTAATAAACGATCCAAGGGATATATCTATTCTTTGTACAAAAGCAACTCTTCCTGGTAGAACAGTTTCAACGTTTGACCATCAAGATGCAGTACAACAAAATAAATACCCCCAAACGTTTATAGATGAAGAAGTTAGTATGACGTTTAGGTTAACTAACGATTATTATATTAAGAATATGTTTGAGACTTGGATGTCAGGCATATTCGATACAGAATCTTACCGAGTAGGATTTAAAAAAGATTACTCGGTTGATGTGGTCATTCAACAATTAAACCAGAAGAACATTCCGGTTTATGGAGTTAAAATGGAAAAATGTTTTCCAACAAATTTATCTTCAGTTGAATTAGACAATACTGCATCTGATACAATGCAAGAAGTAACAGTGACTTGGGCTTATGATAAGTTTAAACCAGAAGGTCCGTTAAGTTCTACAGCTTCAGCATTGAGATCAGCAGTTGATTTATTAACTTAATGAGAGGATAATATTATGGCATTGCCACAATTAAAGACGGCTACATATTTAATGAATATACCGTCTACTGGTAAAGAGGTCGAGTTTAGACCCTATACAGTGAAAGAAGAAAAAGTTCTTATGATTGCGATGGAATCGAAAGATCAAAGATCGATAATAAGAGCTTTAAAAAACGTGATTCAAGATTGCGTAGAAAGTAATATTGATATATCAAAATTAACATTGTTTGATTTTGAATTTATATTTTTAAATCTAAGAGCCAAAAGTGTTGGTGAAATAGTTGATGTAAATATGAAATGTCAATGTGATGAGGAATGTAAAGGAGTGACTCCAGTACAAGTTCATTTAGAAAAGATAGAAGTTTCTGAAATGCCAGAATCTAATGTCATTCAACTAGATGATAAGATTGGTATAACTTTTAACTTTCCATCATTAGACACAGTCGAGAAATATCAGGAAGCTGATATGGAAAAAGTACAGAATGTCTTTGATATGATTGTTGATTGCACTGAAAGTATATATGATGATGAAGAGGTATATGATTGCAAAAATGAAACTAGGGAGAACATAAACAATTTTTATGAGAGTTTAAGTTCAACACAATTCAGTAAAGTTTCTGAATTTTTTGCACAAATGCCAACAGTCGAACACACTATAAAATATAAGTGTATTGATTGTAAAGAAGAGCAAGAGGTAGAGCTAAAAGGCTTACAAAGTTTTTTTACCTAGCCCTTTCGCATGATTCACTTGTAAATCATTTCAAGTTGAATTTTGCATTGATGCAACATCATAACTATAGCTTAGTAGAGCTAGAAAATATGATACCATGGGAGAGGGAGATATATATTGCACTCTTGCAGGAGCATATTAGAAAAGAGAACGAAAGACTTGAAGAACAAAAAAGGAAAATGAGAAGATGAGCGAAGTAGATAGTAGAAACGAAGTAGAAATTGATTTAGAGAAATATGATACTCTAATTAATAATCTACACGACAAAGAAAAAGAAATTGCTAGAATGAAAGCTGATGCTGAAGCACAGAAGAAAGCGATTGGACCGAAAAAGAAAAGAAGAGTATTAGATATATTCTTAGATGACAACGATGTAAATGAAAAAGCTATCGTTGGATTTATATCATTTGGAATGATGGTTGCATTTGGTATCTTTGATTTAATTACGGCAATGGATGGAACACCATTAGAAATATCTGATACGATTTACACATCTTTTGTAGTAGTTACATTAGGTTGTTTTGGTATTAGCGAAGCTGGTAAAGCATTTAACGGAAAATAAATAAATGGCAGACGACGATAAAAAATCTGGTCCTAAAGGTAGAAATCCTGAAGACGAAGCAAAGCTTTTAAAACAGCAGCTAACTCAATCACAGAATGTTTCTAAAACCCAAGACAAGAAACAAGACATTCAAGCAAAAAGAGCTGAGATATTAAATAAGATTACTCAGGCATCAGCAAACTCGTCGGATGCAAAAAATCAACAAAATAAAGATATATTTAAATCTATTGAAACAATATTAGATAACAATAATGTCGGTTCAAAAGTATATCTAGATCAATTAGATCAATTACAGAAATTAGAATCAAGCTTAGATTCCCAAATATCTACAGCTGAAAAGACTATTGGAAACGATGCTGTTGTTCGTTCTCTTACAGATTTAATCGAAGAAAATAAAAGATCTACACAACTACTGGAAGCAGATTCTGCTGCACAATTAGATTTACAGTATCAATTAAAAAGTCTAAATGGTAATTTTAGCGGATTAGATGAAGCTGGAAGAGAAAATGCTGCAATGCTACAACAACAGTTTGAAATAAGCAGTCAAGCATTAAAAGACGCTATCGAGTCTGGTGACGTACAAGCGCAAAATCTTGCAATGAGACAATTAGAAGAGATCAAAGGCTCTGCAGAATCAGAAGAGAATCGAAGAGAAGCACAAAAAATGAACGAGTTAGCTAACTCTACGTTAGGTCAAATAGCTCATTCTGCAGAAAAAACAGCAGATGGTATGGAGAACGCGATCGGTGGTGCTCTCGCGGGCGCGGGAATATTAGCAGGACTAGTAGGTTTAGCTTTACTTTTCTTAAGCCCTGAAAAATTCCAAGAGATAATGACTTCTATTATAGACCAGGTTGCAGGTGTTGCATCGTTTATAGGCGGTATTATTAACGGTGACTTTGAACAAGCTATGGGTGGATTAGGGGATTCCTGGATGTTATTATCAGGTGTTGCATTAGCACTCTTACCAAAAGTGATAAGAATTGTTGGATCAATTGCTAAAGCAATTAAATTATTCCAAATTTTTATGATGAAGACTTTTGTTCCTGGAATTTTAAATATGTATAGAAACATAATGTCTACTGGTCCGATGATTAAATTAACAAATCGAATTAATAAGATTGTAAAACCGTTTAAAGTGTTTATGATGGGAACATTTATTCCTGGAATGGTTTCTATGTTTACCGGTATGATTGCTGCAGTTACCCCAGTATTAGCAGCTATGGCACCAATCTTATTACCAATATTAGCTATTGCAGCTTTATTTGGATTAATTACTCTTGCTTTAGGTAAGATAAGAGATGCACTTGGATTTACATCTATCTTCGATGTACTCATGTTAGGATTAGCCCACATGCAAGATGCATTTGGACATATAGTAAATCTTATTGGAAGCATAGTTAACTTTATTACGGGATTAGTTGGAAAGTTTGCTGGATTCTTAGGTTTTGATATAGACATTCCGAAGATACCAAAAATGGCTACAGATAATGCCATGAAAAAGAAAGCTGAATTACAAGTAAAAGCAAGAGAAGCAGAAGCAGAAAAAATAAAGCAAGATACGTTCCAAGAATTAGAAGAAGGAACGTATGAAGGTGCAGAAGAGCTTGACCAAATGATGGAAACATCACCTGCTTTTGATGTTGGAAATATAGTAAATGATATGTCAGAAAACGCAGCAGCTAAATCACAAAGCGCACCATCTAATGTAGTAACAACCGTAAGCAAAGGCGGTAATACAAGTAACACCACAACTACAGTAACTACTGTTCAAACACCACTAACCCAAGCTTCAAATATCCTAAGTTCCGTAACATCTAGGTAATTAATACGTATAAATAATACTGTATATTCACAATATACGTACGTTCATCTTAGTGTATTGACCACTAAGACGGAAGTAGGAAGATAGGAAAACCTCTTTCTCTCGCAACGAAAGAAAGGCAAGCTAGTAAGCACTTTTGGGTCAATATATTCCAGTGCTGAACGAGACCGACAATCGACCGAAGGAACGCTTTGAGAAGGGTGTACGGCTTAGTCCCGTATGTACGAAATCGATAAGAAAACTGGAGGCTATTATGTATTGCTACAGAGGTATAAAATACGACGCTAAAACTCTAAAAAGCAACGCTAAGAAATCCGCGAAGAAAAAAAGTAACGTAGTTACTTATCGTGGTATTACTGGCGAACTTGCTGCTTAAGTTAACGCAAAAAGAAGGGGAGCTTTGTGCTCCCCTTTTTTTTATTCGCCTTCTTCTTCTTTTGGCGGTTGTAGTTCGTCAGTTTGTTTATCAACTTCCTCAACTACAGTACCAACTACACCTTCAGCGACATCAGCTGCTGTCGAAACAACATTTGATACATCTCTTAAAGCTGCGGCAGAAACATTACCTGCGGTTCCAACTACTGTATCAACAGTATTTGTAGCCATCGCCTTTCCCCCTTCCATCACAGCACCAACAGTGCTACAACCAACGAAAAGAAATAATGCGGCGAATACTGAAAATAATATTTTCATGATATTCTCCATATATGGTTAAACATGGATGGATTATAAAAACTAGTTCGCGAAAAAGCTTTTATTATTCATCGGTTAGTTATATTTATAATGTTCAACATTTGAACAAAGGTTCCATTACAAAAAAGATCGGGAATCCTATAAGAATATCCCGACCTTTTGCCTGTAGTATTGAATACGTTAGATTGTGCTACAGGGTGTCCAATTAATCAGCTGATGCTAATTTATTGAAATAGCTTAAAGTATCTTCATCTTCTGATTCAGATGTATCTCCAAATGATTCTGCTTCCGCAGTACTCATAACTGGAGCTGCTTGAGCTGGAGCTGAATCCATTATAGATTCTACTGCTTCAACACCTGCACTAATACCAAGTACTTTGTTTAGTTTAGATTTTAACTCAGCATAAGATTTGTAAAACTTAGGATCATTAAATTCTGATAAAGAATATAATTTACCGTAAGTTTCTTCTAATGCTGCTTCATCACCACCATGTAATTGTGATACTGGTGAGAATTCAGACTTATCATAGTTAACCCAACCATCAACTTTTCTAATTTTGATTTTAAAGTCAGCGCCTTCCCAGAAGTCATAAGGATTTACTGGTTGTTCATCAGCAAAGTTTGGTTGCATAGAATCCATGATTTTATCAAAGATTCTTTTACCAAATTTGTATAAGAACACTTTACCTTCATTCTGAGGATTTTCAGGATCAGATATGACTAAAACATTACTTACGTAATGTAGTCTTCTTTTCCTTTCTCTCGCTAACGCTTTATCTTCATCACGACCTGAATTCCAAAGAATCGTATTTGATTCTGAAACTGGATCGGGTTGTCCAATAGATGTTAATGAGTTTTCAATGTACCATTGACCATTAGGACCTTTGAATCCGTGATCCCAGTATCTTACCCAAGGAAGATCTTCACCTTCTTTGGCAGGTAAGAATCTGATTACCGCGTAACCGTTTCCTGCTTTGTCTCTGGTTGGTTTCCAAATGCGGTTATCTTCGTATGAAGTGGTTTCCGCTTTTGGCGTAGATACTGCTTCCGCAGCTTTGACGAGTTTGTCGATTGACGAGCCTCGTGAGCTCTTTAAGTTTGCAAATGACATGTTATGTTTCTCCGTTTGCGTTTATATTTACTGTATTATCCACTTTATTCATAATTTATACCCTATATTATACCACATTATGCGGTATTTGTAAACCCTTTCTTGACAATATTTAACATTTTGACATGATCGAATTTAACGAACGGGCTATACTTCCTGATCTTCCTCGAGATATCTGGCCAAATAATTGTCTCAGTTATCTTTTTAGATTCACGTTCCATAAACCCTGTTATTGAATCGAGAATGATAACTGTCTCCAGGTTTATCTCTTCTCTCATCAGTAATTTTATAATGACTGGATGGGTTTGTTCAACTAGAAAAAGTTTATCAAACTCTATATCCATATCTACTAATGTATTTATATCCTTTTGAAACTCACGTGTTAGTGATTCCATAATTTTTTTATGCTTTGTATAATTAGATTCACCATCTTCATTAATCATATCACCAACATAGGAAACACCATTCTTAAAATTAGCTACATAATAATCTAATAAGTTATCTCCATAATTCTTAGCTAACTTAGCAAAAAAGAACTTATCTTTTCTTGCAAAGAATGATTGTGGTTTTATATTTGATTTAAAATTATATTTAATTGCGTCATATGAATCTTGCTCAAAATGTAATTTGAGTGCATTGTATAATTTATAAGATTCAAATGGATCCAATTTATTCCTGGTTATGTCTTGGGTCTTGCTGTTGTTCAATCATTGTTTTTTTTTCTTCTTCAGTATATGGGTACTGTGGTCTTTGATGCTGCATTGGTTGTGCCATATTAACTCCAATTGTTGATTACATTTGCTATGATAAATCCTGCGCAGACAACATTAATTAATAATATTAATGATCTTATAACTGCGATAGAGTTATCGTTACGAGGATCGAATCCATCTTCTTCACTGTATGAGCCTAAAGCATGTTTCCATATAACCCAGAATCTTTTCATACAGGTAATTTGTTTCCTTTACTTCCTCGAATCAAGTTAAGTCCAGAAGCTTCTGCTTCTAGTTTTTCTTTTAATGAATCAGATAATAGCTTTTTAATATTGCTATAATCCATTCCCCTTTGTGTTATGATATAAGTCATCGCATCAATGTAACTCATATTTTGATTAACAACTAATTCTTCTACGGCTGTAGAAAATCTTTTCTTAGTCATAATCTTTTCTTTTAATATATCCATTATATTACTCTCATTAAAACACAGTCCTTATTTATACGGCCTGTTGGTTGATAAATCTTTGTTGTTAACCCTTTCCATATTTTCTTTATTTGGAATTCTGATTTGTTTAGGATCTGTGGAAGTATTTCGTCTGGCTTTCTTAACTTAGTTATTTTGCTTAATTCAGAATTAAAGTTCTTAATTGTAGAACCAGATATCTCGAAGCCAGATCCTCCATCTGTAAAGAATTCCATTAGTTTACCTTGTTTAGTATTGTATACCCATAGCTTAGTTCTGCCTGGTATTAATATAGGATCAATAGATGTTAGTTTAGATTCTATAGATTCTTTCATATAATTTAACTTAGATACTTGCTGTTCATTAGTCCTAGGAGCACGTACACGCGCCTTACGCGTCGCTTTAAAGCTATCTTTAAGTTTATCTAGGTCAGAAAAAACACTGTCGTATACGTTCAGCATTTTCTTCTTATTACCTTTTCCGATATGACTGTATCCTTCTTTTGCTTGTTCACATGTATTATCGTATGCATCTTTTAATACTAAATAATCATCATGAATCATATCTCTGAAAATAGTAATAGCATTACCTTTTAATCCATGATTTTTAAATAAAGAAAAGCAATCAAACTTAACACTATAATTTCCATCTAACCATTCATCTATAACTAATTCATCCCAGTTAGTATAAACAGTTTCTTGTACTTTTTTCTTTGTTCTTTCTTGGATGCTAGGAAGCCTAGGTTTTTCCTTTATAGCTTCTACTCTTTCTTCTTCTAACTTAGAAGCTACTTCGAGTAATTCATTTGCAATCTCATGGTATTTTTGTATCACTGTCGGTGAATAAAGATAACCTCTAGACCAAACTACTGCAATATTTCCAATTCTTCTAATCTTCCAATCAGGTAATCTACAAAAGATCTTAATTTTATCATCATCCCATTCTTCTACTTCTTTTAAGTAATCTATTGCAAATGGGATATAATCTTTATTGTCATAAAAATAATTATACCATCCAGAAGCTTTAGACCAAATTGGTCCAACTGTTCCGTCTTCTTGTTCTTTTAAACAATCTGCTTTTTGATCTTCAGTAAAGATAGGTTCTGGTCCCATCATTTTAGCATCGAGTGAAACCCGATCCTTTCTCATTGCTATACGTTTTTTGTTTATTTTTTTAAGTGCCATATTTTAATTAAGCGGGGCAGAGGTCCATTTTGATATAAGGAGTTAAGACGAACGTGCCCCTAAATTGTTTATCTTCTCATCCTTGCAATATCCTTTGCGTGTTCCTTATCAGATTCGAAGATAGGTACTGCATTTGATTTATGCATCGTAGCAATACCGATTAGTTTTCTTTCTCCTGTATATTGCATAGGTTCTTGTTTCCTTGCAAGATCAGTTTTTAAGTTTTGCATTCTTTTTAGAAAATCTTGTTTTTCTATTTCTCTTTCTTTAGCCCTTTCAGCAGCTTCTGCAGCCCGAATAGGATCTATTTTAACTTTAGTAAATTTCATTGTGGGTGTTTTCTTTTTAACAGGATTAGCACAATGATTTTTTCTTTTTCTTCCTGTGTGGTCGTATCTTAACGAACCAGTGTAAAATGTAGTATATGCCATAGTATGTATTATATCAAATTTTTTAAGCTTTGTAAACCCCTTTTTTTATCTTTTTAACTTTATAAACTTTCTTCTTGACTTTGAAAATAGTTGTGAAGGTTTCTTATACATGATTTCTTCTTTTGTTCCTGTTTTAATGTAACCTACATTTTGATTCTTTTCATTAAAGATATAGGTATGATTTGGAACGTTACATTCAATGTCACTCCAGTCTGTTATTTCTTTATAATATGTGTACATATTATTTTCCACCCCTTAGATATGAATCTAATAAGTCATCACCACTTAAAGCTAATCCAAATGAACAAATAAGAGTA